CTGTCAAAACTCAAAAGGATGCCGAGGATGAACTGTCAGATGCTCTCAAGACACGCGCACAAGCCTATACAGACCTCGCAAAGATTGACCCTGCAGCACAGGCCGACGATTACGCAAACGCCTTAGAACGCGTCGCACAGGCTGAGTCAGATGTGGCATCGGCAAGCACTAAACGCTCAAAGAGTAACTACCTCACTGTCTTTCAGAAGCAGATTGAGGACGCTAAAAAGTTTGCATCAAACCTTGGTCATCTCATCAACGCAGGACTTGGTCAGGCTGGCTTAGCACAGCTCATCAACCTTGGCCCAGAAGCAGGCGTTGAAGTCACGGATCACATGATTGCCGTTCCTAACGCTGGAGCAGTCACGCAACTCAACCAAGACCTTGCAGGACTCGCTAGTTCGGCAACCAGTTTCGGCAACATCGGTGCAGGTGCTTTCCTTGGTGGCAACCTTGCCGGTGCTCAAGCCACGCAAGGCACAGTCAACCAAATCAGCATCCAAGTCAATGCTGGTCTTGTGTCTAACCCTGCACAAGTAGGCCGTGACATCATCGAGGCAATCAAGAGTGCTGAACGCCTCTCAGGTCAGGTGTTTGTCAGCGCATGACCCTGCCCACAATTCGAGTCCTTGTCGGATTTCAGACGACCACTAACTACGGAACACCGTTCCAGTTGGATGACGCTGTCTATGGCAAGTTGAACACAGGCACTCTCGGTGGCATCCAGTTTGCAGATGTGACGTCATCGGTGCAGTCAATCAACATCAACCGTGGACGCTCACGCCAGTTGCAAGAGTTCAACGCAGGCACAGCGACAGTGTCGTTCTACAACAAGAACAGAGACTTTGACCCTCTCAACACATCTTCGCCGTATTGGAACACCACCGGCAACGTCACTGGCATCGTGCCTCGATTGCCAATCCAAATCTATGCAAACGAAAAAGCCATCTACACAGGACTAATCACAGACTGGAACATTGAATACGACCTTGCGTTCAACGACATGGCCTACGCCACATGTGCAGACGACTTCACCGTGCTCGCCTCTATCAACCTGAACGCTCACACAACCACACAAGAAGTCAGCTCAACACGCGTCAACACAGTGCTCGACTACACAGAGGTGAACTATCAAGGGCCACGCTCAATCGCTACTGGATCATCAACTCTCGGAGGCACAGCTGCATCAGCAGACTTTTCAATCGCTGCAGAAACTCCACTGCTGAACTATCTGCAAACAATCACAACCTCTGAGCAAGGTTTTCTGTTTATGTCGTCAGGAGGGACGCTTACATTCAAGGGTCGCTCGGCAGTGTTGAACCCGACTATCAAAGCAGCCTTTGATGTTGAAGCCAGTGGCATCCCCTATCAAACCTTGACAAACCAGTTCGGTGATGAACTGCTTTATAACTACATCGTTACGCAATCCCCGGCAGGAGCTGCACAGATTGCCTCCAACGCTGACAGCATCGCCCAATACCAGACACAAACGTATTCAGATACAAACCTTCTCAACTCCACCACCACCGAGGTCGCTGGCCTTGGCAATTATCTGCTCGGCAGATACAAACAACCAGTCCTTCGATACACAGGTCTTTCAACACAATTACTTCCCTTGTCACTTGACAAACAAAATCAGTGTCTCTTGCTAGACCTGACAGATGTTTGCACTGTCAAGAAATACTTTGTTGAAGGAACACCACTATCGGACACTCAGACGCTCATCGTGTCTGGCATCTCACACAACATCACACCGGGGTCTCACATCGTGACGTACACCTTTGAGTCAGCCGACTCGAACGCGTATCTCACCCTCGATGACCCTATTTTCGGTACTCTAAACGAGAACCTTTTATCGTTCTAAGGAGCAAACAATGGCAGCAAACACAACATTCGTCAGTGGAGCAGTTCTAACTGCAGCCCAGATGAACAACCTTCCGTGGGGACAAATCGACTATGTCGAAGTAACAGCAAACCAGACTGGCATTGCGTCGGGTGCTGTGCGTGACCTCACAGGCTTGACAAGCACCAAGACCTATGTTGCTAGTCGCAGAATTAAAATCAGCGCAAAGGCACAGTTCACGCTCGGAGCAAACGCTTGCGACGTGGCCTTGTTGATCTATGAAGGCGCAACGCTCATTGCATCACAAACCATCTTTGCTGCAGGATCGTCACCTCAAGGACGCGTCGTCTCTGCTGTGTTTACACCAACAGCAGGCAGTCACACCTACAAAATCTCGTGCTCGTTCGGTGACAACGCAAACAACTCTTTGCAAGCTGCAGCCACAAACCCTTCCTACATTCTGATTGAGGACATCGGAGCAACCTGATGAAACGCCTAGCCCTGATTAGCCTGCTCGCAATCACCCTCACAGCCTGCTCAGACCGTACAAGAGTGAACTGCGAACGCATCAAAAACAAAGCACCCGGTGTAGTAACCACTGTGCAAGTTGGTGGTGGTCGCTGTGGCTAGAACACGTTACACAAACGATGAGATAAAAGCCCGACTAATACTGATCGTTGGCATCACATTGTCAGTCACATTTGTGGCATCTACAGGCGCTCTGCTGTTTGGACTTTTATTCGTGGTACAGCCTCTCGAAGTTAGCGAGAATGATAAATCGGCCTGGGCGCTCTTATCGCCCATGATGCTCTTTCTTAGTGGGGCGCTCTCATCGTTGCTCGCTTCGAACGGAATCAAGGGACCAGCCAAACAACCACCAAAGGACACAGAATGACCCTCAACCTCACACCCTCACAGAAGGCTCTTTTAGCCTCCTACGGACGCTCATTGCTCGCCAGTGCTGTCGCTACATACACAGCGACACAAAGCCCGACAGCGACTCTCAACGCAGTCTGGGCTGCAGCCATCCCCACAGCCATGCGTTACTTCAACCCAGCAGACAAGGCCTTCGGTCGTGCCTCGTAAGTACCCCTACTACCCAGCATGGGACGGCAAAAAGACACAACCAGTCACAGCCAAACTTGTTGATCTATGCAACCGACGTTGGAAAACAACCAACCTCGGAACATACGTCAATCGCCAGATGCGAGGCTCAGACAACCTCAGTGTCCATGCGACAGGGTTCGCAGCTGACATCAAATACAAAGACGAAAAGCAAGCGCGTGAAATGTGGGATTGGTTTCTCGGCAAATCAGAGCTGGGCGAACACTCCAAGATTCTTGGCATCTGCGAGATTCACTGGTACTCGTTTGGTGACTACGGTGCTGGCTACCGATGCTCACGTGGAGAAGGCAAAGCAGGAGTCAAAATCTTTACAGCTACAGACAACGCAGGCCCCGGTGACGGCTGGCTGCACATTGAGGTCGCAGACCAAACCCCAGAAGCTTTTGAAACTGCATGGCGTTCACTGCCCAAACCTCAAAAGGACGCATAGCACCTTCTTGCCTTTCGGTGCTTTGCTAGGTGGATGGGGTAAGTTCTCCGACTCCCATCCACCACCACTCGCAGATTGTTTGCTAACTTGCAAACATTCCAAGCAAGGGAAAAGGAGACAACAATGTTCGATGATCTGCCACTGTTCAGACTTAGCGACCCGGTAACCAGTCGAGAGGGTGCAAAGGCTGTCAAGCCACGCAGAACCTCACAGGCGATGTTGCTACTGGCTGAGTATCAACACAAGCCACTCACAGACGAGGAAGCAGGCATGGCATCAGGCCTCGCCTACAAGACCAAATGCTGCTACTGGAAACGATGCTCAGAACTACGAGCACAAGGTTTCATCACAGACACCAACACGACGCGCATGTCCACTGCAGGGTCAGCAATGATGGTTTGTGAAATCACAGCTGCAGGACGCGAGGCACTCCGATGACCGACCTTCAATTCTTCCAGACGCTTATCTGTGGATGGCTCATGCATGCAGGCTGGGCATTAGGGATGAGGCTGTGGCGCAACCCACCAATCCCACGCACCATCGAATACATCTCAGAAGATGACCGGACACTTGTCCAAATGTTTACAAACCACAAAGGCCTGATTGAGCATGTGCAAGTCGCACTACGTGGTGATCGCCACGGCTCATGGGGGCTGACAACCAAAGTAGAGAGAGTTGATTAGAAGAGTATGTCTAACGGCAATAATCATCGCGCTAACCATCCCAGCGCAGGCGCAAGCCAAAGAGGAATGGAATCACCCGATGCCGAAATCTTGGTATTTAGACCTCGCTCGCTGCGAGACCGGCAATCGGACAACACACTCAACGAGGTCTTATGTGACAGCGTTCGGGATTTACCGTCGGACATGGGACAATTGGAACGACACCCCAGCATCAAGGGCTCACTTACTAACGTTCGCTCAACAGGCGCGAGGCG